TTCTGCTTTGAACTCCATCTTCCATGTCAATAATCTTTTCTTCTATTTCTGCCCTAACGCTATACTTTTCTTTTTTGGCCAACTTGATTTTATCCAAAATCTTTTCAAGCCGTATCATATAATCAGACAGGTCTTGTTTTTTTGCATCCTTGGGCATATCAGTAATACCAGGACTGCCTACGCTTTCTATCTCTAACCTTATTGAATTTTCTTGTTCACATAATGACAACCACTTCAAATAGGCCTTTTTATATCTATTTAGATATTCTTTCTTAGCATCATTCAACTCTTTTTCCGACAACGAGTCTCCTCCTTCCTGCCCGCCGGAGCGGGCTGTAAAACAGGATGCCTAAATGTTTTCTTGTTACGTGTGATATATAAACTCTACTGAGTAAATACCTACCTCTTTTCAATCTTTACTCCAGTCTCCTCGTAGATTGTCCGAATGAGATCCTCAAGTGTAATGTAATCCTTTTCATAACTGTCATACAGTTCAAATACTTCATCCGTGAACTTCTCCATTCGTTTTCGTCCAAATCCAAAGTGATCCCTTAGTACCATTGCAGGAATACCCAGCATTAGGATAAATGCACGTTCTGTTGCCTCCTGTGCTACATCCTCCTTTAGAGTCTGGATCTGCTGTGTATTCATGTTGTAAGTCGGGACCCGGTTCTTTACTCCGGCTTTTCTTCTCTCTGCTCGGTTCATTTAATCCTCCAGTCTATATACGCACTGCTGGAAGTTGGTCGAACGACTTTTAGCTCCCTCCCATTCACGAACCGACGCTTTCGATTTCGTGCCGCTGTGGCTCGGTCCTCTCGTTTTTTCTCCAGCTCTTTTTGCAGTTCGCACTCTTCTTTCTCCCAGTAGCTAGAAATCCATCCCTTGATGGTAGATGCCGGTATTCCATATTCTTTGCTGACTTGTTGCACATCAGCCTTTTCCTGCAAATACGTTGCAACTACCTTTTCTTTCACTTTCTCAGAATATCGATTACTCCACATCGTCCTCATCCTCCACTATCTGATATACAGCCGCCTTTCTTCCGGTTAAGCTGTCTTTCTTTTTCCCGCAGACTTCTACAACCCCTCGTTGCATCATTTCCGTTAAACGTGGTGCTGTTTCATTGCGGTCCGCTGTAAGAGTCAATCCATGCTTATGTAACACTACAGCGATTTCTCTGGCGGTCGCAGGACCATAGGAAAGCTGGTCCAAAATCATACGGTTCTTCTTATCCCGTCGTACTTCCTGATTAGATGCCCTTCGGGTCTGTTTCGTGATCCGACTGCTCCGATACGCTGTCTCACAACCAAATATATTTAACTGTTCCAAGTCTGTCACCTCCCTGATACTCTACAAAACATTGCTTCATTTTTCTCCGCCGATATCGTCTCTCTTACACTTTCTTCCGGGAAGGCGATCAGATAAGAGACCTCCTTCATCCGGTTTGTAATACGGTCGTCGTACTCAAGCTGATCCAATGGATAATTACTGGTAAATATCGTTACCCTCTGGTCCACATAGCGGTTGTTTATAATCTGGTAAAACTTATCATTGATCCATCCTGCCACCTGCTCTGTTCCAAAATCGTCGATTACAAGGATATCTGTTTCCTGGAGCTGGTCTAACAGCTTGCTTTCGGAAAGGTCATTATCCCGGTCCCAGGTCCTTTTGATCTCTTGGATGATCTCCGTGGAAAGAGAAAACTTGACCTGATATCCCATGTCCACAAGTTCATTTGCAATGCTGGCGGCCATGCGGGTCTTCCCGCTCCCTTTTGTCTGAGAGTAAAGATACAGCCCCATCCCGTCCCGGTGTTCATTCTCAAACCCATCCATGTACTGCTTTATGTACTTACATGCGGCCCGGATCACAGCTTTGCTTTTCTCGTCCTTATAGGCAGTCACACTAAAATTCTTTAGCCGCATATGCTTAAAGGTCTCTGGGATATTTGCAAATCTCAGGCGACTTTCTGCAATCTGCTTCTTCCGGCAGACACACTCTGAAAAATACTCTTTTCCGTCTTCCCAGTGTCTAATCCATCCGGTTCCGCCACAGTGCGGACATTTAGAACCCGTCGAAGTCGTCACCGATTCCAAGGTCGATGCCTTTCTTGACAAGGTCATCTGCTGTATTTTGTCCATCAGCGTCATTCTTTCCTTCTCCCTTCTTTGGCAGATAATCTAAAAACGGTCTGGTCGAACTCAGGAAGGTAGACGCATGTTTTATGAATCTTGTCTCCGTTTTATTCTTCCTGCACTCTGCCGCATAATTTTCACATGCCGTGATTAACTCTCTTTCTGCATAACCTTCGTTCAGCCTGGCTTGGAACTTTTTATATGCATTACCCTTATCCACTTTGCGGGGGTAACTTTTCCAGAAGTCGTCAAACGCACATGTATATTTATTATTCTTTTCTTTCTTTCCTTCTTTACTTTCTTTAGTTGTTGTTATTTGAATGTTATCTGTTTGTTGTTTGGTTGTTACTGGCTTGTTATTTTGCTTGTTATCACCTTGGTACAAATCGTAATTATTCACGATAAATACGGTGTTTTTGTTACTACTTTTGCTTGTTATCTCACCTGTTGATTTTAGCTTTTTTATTGCTGTCCTAACCTGCATCACAGATAACCCTGTTTCGGTTGCCAGTTTCTCATAGGAGGATACGATTGAACCACGTTTAATCTCCTGTCCCTTCCATTTCTTATCCGTCCAATTTACAGTAATTAGAAGATGAAGAAACACCCGGCTCACGTTTATGTCATCATACCACTCCCATTCAGTGAACTTCCGATATACTTTAACGAATGTCTCAATCGTTATCACCTCTTATTTCTTGAATCAATATTTCAATTCTTGGATTCCCATTATCCACATAAAATAGGTCCTCAAATCCAGTTACATATTTCTGGCTGTCATCAACCAAGACTCCATACTCCACAAGGGCGTCCAAAATAAACTTTTTCGCGAATGCGATATTATCACAGTCCCTCCGCCGATTCTTCTCATACCAGCAAAAACTAATATAAACCGGATTTTTAATATGTACCCCTCGGAGTTGATGGGCGATGTATGTCTTACATATATGCTCGTTATCTGCTTTCATTTTGGCCCCTTTAAACTGATTTGTACGGTTTGAGGCCGTATATTCGTTTAAGCCAGATAAACGTCCGTAAATCGTCAAATGATAAGTTATAGCCACGACTTTCCAAACTCCTTCCTAAAGTCATCTCTGGTTCCAAGATTCTTTTCAAAATATCTTTGAGCCATCATCTTAACTGCATTATCAAAACAAGTATCGAAATGGATGCCGTAATTTGACATATTGTGATGCCGGCCGCATAGCCAAACTTTAAATCCATACTTTTCAGATTTCTTTCTATTGGCTGTTCCAAAGAATACATGATGACAATGCAAGTCCAATTCAGTTCCACACATTAAACAGGCTTTCTCAGCTTGCAGAACACTTTTCAAATTTCATTCCCCACTTTTCTTCCATCCTTCGTATTTCCTCTGGTGTTGCTGTTTCAATTCCTAATTCCTTTGCTTCTTCTACTGTATTTTCAATCAAATGGGACATCTGGGCTGTATCGTATGTATGGGATCCTGCAATAACAAGATAAGAGCGAAATACAATACCATTACTATTCACTGTCGTCTTAGATGTTGGTGCTAAATGGATATGCTCTAATTCTTCAACCTCAATATCATCTCTCATTGTCATTTCCCATAAATGTCCATTAATGATTTGGTATTGTCCGTATCTCCGCAGTAATAGATTTTTCATGTACGCTATGCTAGTCCCTAGGACCTCTGCCATTTTCCCAACTAAGACATGAAAATATGCATTTGCATCTCTGCTCCGCTTTTTCCTATGCTTCGCCATTTTTATATCTAGCTCTTTGTCCTTGAGCGCCTCATATTCATTTATAACATCCCTTCTAGTTGATACAGTTATAAGAAACTCTCCAGTTGTAATATCCCTTGAAATACTTCTTAATTGACCTGAAAATTCCATAGGCTATTCCTTCTTCTTATTAATGATTTTGATTAACTCCTTATACTGCTTCTCTGTCATATCCTCTATTTTGTCAATCTTGAATTTGTCCAAAACTTCTTGTTTGAATCCAGTATGCCGATCAAATACATTCTCTAGCGATTTAATCTTTATTGCATCGATCTTTTGTTCCGCCAGGCGATTCAGCTCTGCATTGGCAGTCTCTTCAAAACTGCGTACAGCCGTATCTATTCCAAACCCTGACATACCCAAGGCCCTGCCTACAGCGGAAGTCTCACAGTTCTCTATGTAAGACAGTTTATTGATAAAGCTCGATCCTTCCTTTTCATATGCATGCCCCGTACCTAGCACCATTCCATTTTCATCAAGAATGGTTGCCTTAATCAGGCAAAACCCATTTTCAAGCTTTAAGATCTCTGTCTTTATCTTTCCGTTTGGACACACAGACCGAAACGCCTTGATCCTCTGGCTTACCTCCGCATAGTCCTTTCCCTTAATATCTGTCGTTTGAATTAGCTCATTTGCCTTCTGTAAATCTTCATACGTCATAGTCACATCCTCCTGAGATATTTGGTTTCGCTGTTTATGTACTCCTGCGTCATGTCATCAACGGTTTCCATTTCTTCGTCTTCATCATAGTAGTGCCATCCCATTTCCCAGCGATAGAACCAGTCAGTAAACGCGTCCTGCATCAGGATATCACCGTTTTCCACGGCTTCTAAAGCAAAGGTAAATGCATCGTCTTCCGGCACTCTTTTCCCGTTCTTTTCATAAAAACCCATTTTCAAAAACCTCCGGTTGTGCTATAATGCACCTGTAAGTTTTTCTTTGCCCTTTATCGGAGTTGCCGCTCCGAAGGGGCATTTTTATTTGAAACCACGCACATGACGATAGGCCAGAGCAGCAGCGTAACAGTCGTAAAGCGGATTGTGCGTACCGCCATCACAGTCTGGCACTTCGATCCTGTGTTTTGCGTTATATCCGTCCACGCTATCCCAGATTTCCGGGTATGCCGCAATGTCTACCAATGGATATGGTCCATCGAACGGTCCCATGAAGTTATATCTTTCCGCATCAATAAACAACTTTGCCTCCACAGGAACCCCCATGTGCACAATTACGTCTGCGTTTTCTTTATTCTCTTTGAAAAAGTCAATGAAATCTATTAACATGCGTCCGTAATGTAAATGTGTGTTTTCGATTGTTTTCATCTGAGGCAATACGTTTTCTCTTACAAATGGGTCTACATCACCGTAAATATGACACCTCGCCAAGAATCTCTTTTCCTCTTTTCCGGTTTCTTTGTCCATTAGGATTGCTCCAATGGCAAAAGCGTCACCATAAAGACCATTTGTTTCTGCGTCGATTGATAAAATTTTCTTGTTTTCGTTCATAATTCTTCTCCTTTTTTTAAATGTTTGATTTCCATGCTGCCCCTGCCGCCCAGCAACTCACAGCCAGCCAACCATAACCTCTTAAGGCTAATAGGCAGCCAGCGGCGTTTAGGGCTGTTGCCATGTAGTTTTCTGCTTTACTCATCGCATCCCTCCTTTACATAACCCCGTATCCACGCTGCAAAGACCTGTTTTCTGTTTGTATCTGTTTCAGCCGCCACTTCTCAAACTCTACGGTATCAAATACAATGGCGCTGTTCCGCTTCATCGGGCTGATTTTCTGAGCACATGTCTGCCCTTTCTCCCGGTATGCCCTGTCAAGGAGTTCCTCCGGGAATCCTAATTTAAGAAGCTCCGTTCTCCGCATCATCTTATTTGGATACTCCATGTTTATCACCTCATTTCAATGAAAGTCACAGTCAAACCCTTGTGTTATCAGAATTTTTCACAAGTTGACGGTTAATTTCTTTTGCAACGACTTGCGCAATGCCTTGTTTATCTAAAACAATTTCGTGTTTAATTTCCATCACGTGATCTCTTGGACTTTTATAGATTTCATCTTTTGTAATT